AATAAAAATCAATTAACAACTTTCCAAAAATCACAAGCAGTAGCAAATGAAGTTCTTCGTCAGTCAGAAGAAAGATATGGAGCTATTGCAGATAGAATAGGTGATGATTCAGTTAACCAATTGAACAAACTAATGGTCGCCTTTGATGAAGTGTTAAATAAAATTAGAGAATTTATTGGCCCAATAGCAGAATTTTTTGGTAAATTTTTAACAGAAAATATAGCATCAGCAGCAGCGGCTGTAGGTGTATTTGCTTCCTCAATAACTGGAGGATTAATACAAGGTGCTTTACCTAAGATAGACTATGAAAAATCAGGATTATTCGCTTCTCAAGTAGCAGGATCAGGAGATTTACAAGAAACTCCAATGATGTCGGCTGATAGAATAAAAAGACTATCTACTCCAGGAGGAGCAACAGAGGCAGATATTAAAGCATATGAAAAAGCAATTAAAGCTAAAGAATCAAAAATGCTTAAGTTTGAAAAGAACTCAAGACAGCAACATAAAAGAACTGTTCAAATATTAAAAGCACAAAGACAAAGAATGGTTGCAGATGCTACTGTAGGTTTTGAAAGAATGTCAGCAACTTTTAAAGCTGAATTGTATGAAATGCAAGCAGAGCATGGAAGAGTAATGGGGGCTATGAAATTTGCTGGATTACAGTTTGGTAAAGCTATGAACGCAATAATGGCAACCATAGGTTATATTGGTATTGCAATCATGCTTTATCAAATGGGAAAAATGTTGGTAAACATGTTCAGAGAAGTAGATGAACGCCAAGAGGCAGCTATAGAAAAAACAAATCAACATGCTAGTGCAATGAATAGTCTTGCAGATGAAATACAAAAAACTGCAAACTTTTACAAAGAGGATTTATTTGCTGGAGCAGAGGATAGAATAAGAGCAGTAGGTGGCGCTTTTCAAAGTGCAGACATCGCTGCAAGAATAGATCAAGTAGAAACAGCTATTTTTAGATTAGGTCCAGATAATGATGCTACAAAATCAGCGATAGCAGGATTAATGAGTCTATCGTATGAGCTAGGGACTTTTAATCCTAAATTTGCAGAATTTGCAAGAATGTTAGCTGTAGACCCACTAAAAGCAATAGCAATGTACCAAAATGAGATGCAGGAATTTTCAGCAGGTGCTGTTAAATCAGGTCAAGCTGTAGATGCTTTGACAAGAGCCCAAGCAAATTTCGATAAACAGTTTAACGCATTTATTCAAAAACAACCAAAAGTACAATTCCAAGACATAATTATGTCTCTAGAAACAATGGCTAGACATCAAAAAGACCTTGCAAATACAGCTGGTATAAGTGCTGAAGAGCAAGAAGTATTCAACGCAAGATTAGAAGTTACTGAAATAAGAATGAGAGCATTTGCATCTTTATTTGAAATGTCAGCCGCTAGAATGATAGAGTTCGGAGAAGCAAGGAGAGCCGCTCTAAAAGGAGAAACTGCACTCTTTGGTTCAAAGGAAGATATTCAAAACTCATTCAAATTAGCAACACAAGTAAATAAAATTCTACAGAAAAGAGAAGATATATTTGGAGCACAGTTAGCAATTGATAATATGCAAGACGGTACTGAAAAAGATATTGCTCAACAAAGATTAAACTTCTCTAAACAAATGCTGAAAGAAGAAAAAGAAAGACTTGCCATGATGATGGCAGCACAGAATAAATTTATCAAAACCTTTGGTCAAGCAGCAGAAGCTTTTGGTAATGACCTTGCTGATGCATTGGGAAAACTTTTTAGAGGAGATAAAATAGATTTAGAAGAATTTGGTAAGAAAATGACCAAAGTTCTCACAGATTCTCTAGCTGAAGCTATATCAAATAGAATTATGCGAATAGCTTATAGAGGAACTCCGTTAGACCCAAATGTTCAAATGAGCAAATATACTAAAGAAGTGGAACAAATGTTAGAGCAGAAAGGTAGAGATACTGCTGCAAAAATTCAAGGAGCTGGAGACGATTTATCAACAAATACTTTTAATGCTCTACAACAATCTGGAAGCGGTGCTGCTGTAAATATTTATAACGGTATGCAAACAGGTGGGGCAGATGCATCTCAAACTATATACGATAGAATGATTCTGGCAGCTGATTATCACTCATATAAGATTCAATCAGCAGAAAGAGATTTACTTGTTGCTGAAGGAAAATTTTTAACAATAGAAAAGCAAAAGGTAGATGATGAGATAACCGAATTACAAGGAAAAGTTGATAAAGGATTACCTGGTATAATAGAAGACAGGGATAACCTATTAACTTCACTCTATGATATGGCACCAGGTGAAGGTAACTTCCGCCGACAGATGGCACCATTTGCTGGTATCTATGGAGATCCTGGCAATTTTGAACAGTTATTAAACGAAATATTTCCAGACGGAATCAGAGGAGAAATGTACAGTAGAGATGGTTCATTTGGGTATAGTGTGATAGCAGGAGATATTAGAGATGATGTAGCAAATGACTTTGGAGACATGGTAAGAGATGCTCTGACTGCAATAGAAAACAACGATGTTGCAGGTATGAGAAAAGTTTTCGCTGAGTATCAAGGAACTGGTAGTCAGCATTTTAGAGATGTACTTGCTAATCATCCAGAGGGAGCAAAAGTTACAGCTTTCTTCGAAGCTCTAGGAGTAAATCTTACAACACTAGATAATTTAAATGAAGAAGTAGATAATGGCGGAAAAACTCTAAAGGATCTTAATACTCAAATAGATGGATTAACAGAAACAAGCAAAACATTTGATAATCAGATAACAGACGTAAATGCTAAACTAGCAAATATGCCAGAAGTAGACGACCCTACACCTGATACAATACCTGGTGCTACAAATAGTGGTTTTACTGGTAACACAAGTGGTAGCTTTACTCCAGATAATAAAAGTGATGGAACAGGTACAGGAAGTCCAGTAGGAACAGGTGGCGGCAGTGGAGGATATCAAAGTTTTGGAGAACAAACAGCAGATATGTTCCCAGCACTTATGGGTGCTATGGAAAAAGATGGTTTTGGTCAAAGTGTAATGACATTTGGTACTGTTATTACTCAATTTGGAACTTTAATAGCACAAGGACTGGCACTTTCAGGAAAACAAGAAGAAGCAGCTGATATAATGTTAGAAGTCGCAAAAATACAACTGGCACTAGCTGCTGCTGAACTTGCAATGAAAGCTTTTCAAGGATTCGATGCCTTTATGAATCCTGTTACTAGATACGGTGGTGTACTGAGTCCCTCAGGAAAATCCTTCGATGTAGGAGGTATAGCAAGTGGACCAGAGTCAGGTTATAATGCTACTCTACACGGAACTGAAGCAGTAGTTCCATTAGGAAATGATAGATCTATACCTGTAAAACTTGATGGAGCCGCTGGTACTAATAATGTAAATGTTACTGTAAATGTAGACCAGAGTGGAACAGACACTCTTCTAACTGGAGATGGTGCAAAAGAATTAGGAGCAGCAATGGCAGCAGTAGCACAAGACACAATTGCTAGAGAGCAAAGAGCGGGAGGACTTTTAAGTAGTATATAATGGCTTACGGAATAATGCAAAATGATGGTTCAAATATAACTGGGTTTTCTAGCGCAGTTCAACCTGATAAACAATTTACAAGAACTAATAACCCAAGAGTACACCTTGTACAGTTTGGGGATGGTTATGAACAAAGATTACAAAATGGTATCAATAGTTTAAATCAAGAGATATCAGTATCTTTTGCCACAAGACCAAAAGCAGAAATAGATGACCTTGTAGCTTTCTTTGAATCTTTAGCAGGTGTAACTAAATTTAGATTTGATATTGCAGATACAAATGCAGGAAGTGATACAGAAACAATTAAGGTAGTATGCTCAGAATGGGAACAATCTTGGGAGTATGATGATTATTATACTTTAGACGCAACATTTAGGAGAGTATACGAAGCATAATGAGTGAAAAGATTGTAGTAAAAGATTTACAAAAGCAAGACCCTGGGTCTGCTTTAGTTTATCTTTATGAGATTGAATATGCAAAAGATTCATTCGCATACTTTCATGATGGACTAGACTCTAGTTTATCTGAAGTTACTATGCTTGATTTTAAGAATAATAGTCAAACTAACACTTATACAGCTTTACCAGTACAAGTTCAAGGAATGGATAGAACAGCAGCAAATAAATTAGCACAACCAACTATATCTTTTGCAAATGTTCTTTCAGTATTTAAAACTCAAGTAGCTAATATTGATTACATGGATTTTATAGGATTACGAGTAATTAGAAGAACTACTTTAAGAAAATATTTAAAGAGTGAAGGAGATAGTAATAGCCCTCCAATTGAATATCCAAGAGATGTTTATTTTATAGACCATATAAAAGAAAGAAATAAAAGTGCTATAACTTTTCAATTACAATCACCTTTTGATGTACAAGGAGTTAAATTACCAGGAAGAACTATAGTTCCTAATCAATGTCCATGGATATATCAAGGAGCAAGTGAGCATACAGAAAACCCTGAGTTTAGAAGAGCAAGAAGTGGTTGTAACTGGCATATAGAAAGTAAATATACTCCTTTTTATGATAGCACTGTTTTAAATGATGGAACAACATATACTGTATATGTAAATATAGATGATGAATATTTAGTTCCTTCAACAACAAGTTTTACTCTACACTCAGGTATGAGTGGTAGTGCTTCTGTTTCAAAGGGAGATTTTATTAGAACTACATCAACTGCTACAAGATTAAATGCAAATGGTGCTATAACAACTGGAGTTACTGTAAATAATTATTGGCAAGCAACTTCAGCTGGAACAGTCACAAGTTTAGGAACTCCTAGTGATACTAATGCTAGTTATAATAGAATAAGAACTTATACAACTTACTCTCATGGTACAGAATATTTTACTTATAAAGATGACCAGTATAATGATTATGTTATTTTTCAAGACAATACAGCAGCAGTGGGAGCCGAAACATATCAGAAGACTTTGCTTTGGAAGACAAAAGCACCTAGTGTTAGTGTTCCACCAGCACATGGAGAAAAATGGCAAAGAGGGGATGCTTGTGGTAAACGATTAAAAAGCTGTGGTATGAGATTTGGATTTGAGCCAAAAAGTGTTGGTACTGCTACTTCACCTAGTAGTGGGTCTCATAGCACACAAGTAGTAATTCCTTTCGGAGGATTTCCAGGGTCAAAAGCATTCTCATGATGGAAGATATTTATAAAGCTGCCAAGAAAAGAGCACCAGAAGAAATGTGTGGAATTGTTACTGTTGATGATGAATTTATCGAATTTGAAAATATTGCAGATGATAAAAAATCACAGTTTAAAATTGACCCATTAACTTTAGGAATATATCAATTGAATTCAAAAATAAAATATATAGTCCATAGTCACTACGACTCAAAATGTGACCCAAGCAAACATGACATAAATAATTGCAACTCGATGGGTATACCATATTTAATAGTATCCTATCCAGAGAAAGACTACTGTATAGTGGAGCCAAAATGAAAAAAATACATTTATTAGGAAAAGCAGGAGAAAAATTTGGAAAAGAATTTAATCTTGAAGTCAAACATGTAAAACAACTACTTAGAGCAATTGCTGTACAAAGAAAAGGATTCTATCAATTTTTTATTGATGAGTCTCAAAAAGGTATGGAATATACAGTAAAAAGAGGCGATGAGTTTATGTATGAAGGCGAAGAAGAGTTAAGTTTTAATGATGAGGATATTTACATAGTTCCAGTAGCAGCAGGTTCTGGGCCTTTTAGTGATTTTGGTAAAAAAATATTAGGTGCAATATTAATCATTGTGGGTATCATTATAGGACTTACCAATCCTTTTGCTGGTGCAATGCTAGTTGGAGCAGCCATGGTAGGAGTAGGTACATACTTATATATAGATGGTATGCTAGGATTATTGACGGACGACTCGCCCGCAAATGATGAAGAACCTGCAATATTTGGTGGCCCAGTAGCAACAGTTAAAAATGGAGTACCTATACCTTTATGCTATGGTAAATTAGAAGTATCAGGAGCACCTATAAATTTTGGATTTACAACAGAAAGAATAAGACAAAATGCGGGGTGGGTAAATATTAATAATCCTGACCAAGAAGGAGCAGGAGACACTAACACCGGTGGTGGTGGCGGTGGAGACCAAAGATATAATGAGGAAGAATAGTGGCTAGGAATAATGATAAATCAGGAGCAGGACAAGGGTCTGCTAAAACTGCCTTACCAACTGCAAGTAAGCAGAGTTTTATTGATCAATCTGCTGTAATAGTTGATGCCATATCCGAAGGAGAAGTAGAGGGTTTAGTTGATGGAGCTCATTCTATTTATTTAGATGGAGTCCCTGTTCTAGACGCTACACGAAAAGAAACTCATGCTCCAGGCGTAAGTGCAAATGTAACTTATGTTGCTTCTTCAGGAACAATAACTGATAATGAAACTGCTAACATGTTCTCAGGCATGTTAACTACACAAGGTACTAGATATATAAGAATAGATGGAGCAGCTGCTACAGGTGCTGTAAATGTAACTGCAAACTCTGCATTAGTTACTCCTAGTACAAGTGGTGGAATAACTTTTGCAAATTCACATCAAAGAGATAGTTCTACAACTCTAGTAGATATGCAACCAAAGATAAGAATCGCTGGTGCAGGATTGAACGGGGGAGAACTTGTTTCCGAAGTTGTTAGATACAACGCAAATAATACTGTAGAAATAAGCCCACCAGTTAAAACAACTGTAAATAATGCTACAGCAAGAATAGACTTAGTTGATAAAGTAGCATCTATTAGTTCAAATACTTGTACTATTTCACCTTCTGGACAAGGAATAAATAGAAGTAATGTACCGGCAGTAATAAGTTCACCCATTACAAATGTTTCAGATGCTCCAATTTATAATTTTGATAATGTATCATATGCTTTTAGAACAGGACATAGATTCCAAAGATATATAAGAACTCCAGAGGGAATAGGATCAGCTGCTATAGGATTTGCTGTTGGTCAAGATTTACCTGCATCAAGTAAAGCTGCTCTTGGAATGGGAACTGAAACTAGAATAGTTGCAAACTTAGATGGTTTTGATAGCGACCCATTAACCAGTTCAGATATAAATGATTCAGGAGTTTCAGTAGCAGCAAGTTCTTTCAATCTTAATAATCCAGGAGAAGTAGACCAATTAAAAATTACAATTAATCACCCAAATGGATTAGTAAATAATGACGATACCGATGGAGATAGTGGGCCTGCTTGGATAGAATTAAAAATAGTATTTCAGTATCAAAGAGATGGAGTAACTTATAGTGAAACAGTATTTGGAGTTGACGACCTGTCAACAATTACTAGAGAAAAACAAGGTACTCGACCTTCTCCGTATAGTAATTTACCAAATGCACATAGTGGAGTAATATTTAGAAAAAGTTCATCTCAATTTGCAACTGTATTTAGTTTTGATACTGAAAGATTCCAACCTTTTGAAGACTGGACTATAAAAATATTAAGATACACACCAGTAAATTATGAAATTTCAAATAAAAACTATTCAAATGTCTGCCAGGTAGGTTTTGTAGAAGCTATCATAGAAGATAAATTAAACTATCCTTATACTGCTCTTGCAGCCGTTATGGTAGATTCTAAAGATTCTACTTCAATTCCAACAAGGAGTTATGAAATTCGTGGGATAAAATGTAAAGTTCCTACAAACTATATTCCTATGGATTCTATGTATGCAGGTTCAAGAACAACTGCGCCCTCTTACAATAGAAATGTCTCATCAGGAGTATTGGAATCAACTTATCAAGATTGGGATGGAAAATTTAGGGGAGATAAAAAAGTATTTACAGACCCTAATGATGTAAACTACCATCCAGTATATACTAATAACCCTGCCTGGATTTTATATGATTTATTAACTAATGAAAGATATGGACTAGGTACTTATATTGATCCAGACTATGATATGGAAAATATAGACAAGTATCAATTTTTTGAATTGGCAAAATACTGTGATGAATTAGTTCCAGATGGTCAAGGAGGCACAGAACCTAGATTTTCTTGTAATGTATTTATTAGTCAGCAGAAAGAAGCAATAAAAGTCATAAAAGATTTACTGACAGTATTTAGAGGTATAATGTTATGGCATGATGGAGAAATCTCTATTAATCTACAACAAGAAAAAGCACCTTTATTTACTTTTACAAAAGGTAATGTTGTAGAGGGGTTATTCTCATATCAGTATCCGTCAAGTAGAGTTAGAGCTAATTCTATTCAAGTTACTTGGAATGACCCAGAAAATCATTATAAGCAACAAGTAGAAATAGTAGAAGATACAGAAAATATAGCAAAAGTAAGAAAAATTGTTTCAAAGAAAACTGTTGCATATGGCTGTACTTCTAGGTCACAGGCTCATAGAGTTGGTAAATATCATTTATTAACTGAAATTAATGACAATGAGATAGTAACTTTCTCAAGTGGTATTGGTGGACAATTATTAAGACCAGGTGATTTAATCGAAGTACAAGACGCTGATAAAGATAATATACAACTCAGTGGTAGAGTATCAAGCGGTGCAAGTACCACAGTTATACCAGTAGATAGGTCTGTTGCTTTAAGTAATACTGCGAACGCAGACTTAACACTTATATTTCCTAAATCAGGGGCTTATCTAGCTCAACAAGAAGCTACTATTGATGGCACTTTATTTCAACAAGGGGACTTAATATTACAAGCAAAGAATCAATCTGATTCTCTTTATAACTTAGATAGTCAAGCAGATACTACTAATGCGCAAGATGATAGTGGAGATAAGATAGCTATTGCATGGTCAGAAGATGTTAGAATAGAAACAAAAGCAATATCTAGTTATAATGCAAGTCATATTGTAGTTAGTTCAGCATTTAGTGCCGCACCAGATGAAGAAGTAATCTATGCAGTAACTCAAACTACAGCTACTGGTGAAAAACTAGCAGGGTCTCCAATAACTTACATAATAAATGAAATAAAAGAGCAAGAAGATAAAAGTTTTACTATTTCTGCTATTAAACATACAACTGGAAAATATGATGAAATAGATAGAGGTTGGAAAATTTCTTCAATACCTGATGTTATGCGACCTCCAAAATCTAAAGATGGAGTACCTGTACCTAGGTCTGTATCTTTACAATTATTAAGAGGTAGAAAAGATGAAACAGATGATGAAGAAAGACCAAATCAAGATGAAGAAAGATTTGCAAATCCAAGAATAGATGTCTATTGGCAAGCCCCTCAAAGTTTAAGACTAGATAAAGACGGAGATCCAATAGAAACTCCTTATGAACATACTCAGTATTTTCAAATTCAACACAATTTTTATACATCAGGAACTGGGCAAGAATCAGAAGGGCTAGAAACAATTGTAGTACCTGCTGATAGAGTAAGTCATACTTTTGATAATGTACCAAAGAGAGGTACATTTAAAGTAAGAATCAGAACTGTAAATAGTGCAGGAAATAAATCACCATATGTACAAAGAAACATAGTTATAAACCCAGAAAAACCAGCAAAAACACTAGAACCAAAAATTAGATTTGGTGGGTCATTAACTTCTGGCATGAGTATAGCGAGTGCAAATGGTCTTGTATCATTAGAAGAAAGCAGTTATAACTTTACTCCTGCAGAATCAGATTTACAAACATATACAGTTACAAGCGGTTCAACAGCACAAACATCACAGAGTTTTGCAAGTTTAGCTAATGGAAATACTGCATATATGATGCATGACTTTAGTGATACTACTGACCCTTGGAAAGCAATTGAGTATGTAAGAGATGCTACTGGTGCTTCTGTAGTCAGATTTGCAAAACAATTAGGAGTAGCTGCGTTTACTCAAAAGACAGGTACAGCGACAGTAACTTCAGGAAATACTATAGTAACAGGAACAGGAACAGCTTTTGCAACTGAATACGAACCAGGAGATTTATTTATATTTGATGATAGTGGTAGCACTAGATTTATAGCTCCTATTAACTTTATTTCAAGTAATACTCAACTTGAGATTGCATATACTCCAACTGCAAACTTAAGTAGTAAGAATGTTTTTGCTCAATCACTTCAACCCAACTTTATCAAAGATACAATTATTGGTGAAGTAGCAAATACATCAGGCACATTCTCCTTAATAAACTACGCTAGTGGTAACAAAGGAGAAGCTGCTTACACCATTAATGGTAGTAATGAAAACCATAATTTTGAGGCCGCAAATAATGGAGCAGTATCAGACTTTTCAACATTTATAAATAACTATACAGTCAAGAAAGGAACTGTAAGTTATACGTTTGCTAATAGTGGAACTGCCTTAAATACTTTTGGATTGTCAAAATCAGATTCAAATTGTACTTCGCAAATAAATACTTCAAATGGTGCTATAACAGTAAGCGCTTTATCAGCGGCAGTAGGAACAATAACAGTAACTATAACAGACAGATATACAAGTGAAACTATCGCAACTCGTGTTATAACTTTAGGAAAATCCCAAAAAGGAGTAGACGGGGCAGATGGTCAAGATGGAACACCAGGAGTAGATGGCTCAGATGGATCAGATGGTGCAGCAGGAGCAGATGCAAGAACAGTAAACTTAACTATTGCAGATCAAGCATTCACATATTCAAATACAGGAAGCTCT